GCTCCGACGCGGGGGCGGCCCCCACAGAACGGAGCACCACCGATGACAAGCTACGAGACCCCGCTGACCCTGTCCCAGGTACTCGCCGCCGACGCCCCCGCGTCGGAGCCGACCCCCGCCCCCATGGAGGACACCGCCGACGAGTACCTGTACTGCGGCGCCCTGCTGGACCCACCGGCCCTGACGCACACCTGCCATCGCCGAGTGAGCCACCAGGGGGAGTGCGGGCCCCAGCACGACCGGCATGACGACGGCGACCCGGCCGCGCTGCGTGCCGAGCTCGAAGCCATTCGCGCCGAGCTCGCCGCCGCCCGGCGGCTCTCCGAGGACCGCCGCCAGGCCATCGACTACATGGTCAACCCCGAACCCTCGGACCCGGACCGGGCGCGGATCGACCACCCCACCACGGGGTACCTGCGCAAGCTCGCCGCCCCCGACAGCGAATAGCCCACCGACTGCCCGCCCCCCGACCTCGGGGGCGGGCCCACGACCCGGACGAGGAGCACCACCGTGGCCATGACCGACACCGCACTCACGGAGCACCTCCGCCAGCTGCGCGCCAGTGGATGGGGAGACGAGCGCGCCGACGCCGACCAGATCGACGACCTCACCCGTATGCGCGACGAGCTGCGCCAGGGCCACCACCTGTGGAGCGTGACCGAGATCCTGGCCAGCACCCGCACGGCCCAGACCATGGCCAACCGCGCCGGCTCGCCCGCCGGCCGTGAGGCCCTGGCCGGCCTGGCCGCCGAGCTGGAGACGCACCTGCCCACACCCACCCGGGTGGAGGCCGACGCCGCCCAGGTGCGCGAGCTGGCCGCCGAGGGCGCCACCGAGGAAGCGCGCGCTCGCCACCTGCTGCTGTGGACCCGGGTGCTGGAGACGATCGGCCAGGGCCACGGCGACGCCCGCGCCCTGGCCCATGCCGCTCTGGGCGCCTACGACGCCCGCGCCGAGCGTTTCGTGCTCGACCACCTGGCCGAGAACTAACCGCCCCGAGCCGCCCCGCACCTGCGGGGCGGCCTCTGCCACGACCGCGAAAGGACCCCTCATGGACGAGGCCAAGCCTCCCCGCCCCGTCGGCCGCCCAGAGTTCGACCAGATGAGCGAAGCCGCGCTGGGCGAGCACGCCGACCGCATCCAAGCAGCGCGCGGGCGCGGCATCCTCGACTTCGCCCAAGCCCTCATCGACAGCTTCGACCGGGCCGACGAAGCACGCAGGGCCGAGCAGGCGCGACGGCGCGCCGAGTGGGAGGCCTCCCCGGAGTACGCCGAGCACATGCGGCGGGTGCACCGCAACCGGTCCGAGGCCGCTAAGAGGGGGTGGGAGACACGGCGCGAGCGCGAGGCGCAGGAAGAACGCGAGGGGTGGGAGCCGCACATGAGCCACCCCTGCCACCAGGTGGCAGCCGAAGAGGGCCGGTGCGCCGGGCGACGCCTTGACCTGTGCGGGTCCTGCCAAGAGCCCATCACCCCGGAGCAGATCGACGTGGCGGCCGCCGCCACCGACCCCGGGCTGGGAGTGGAGCAGCAGATCCGTGCCTGGCTGACCGCTGGCCTGTCCGGCCTGACGGTGACCGACCGTATGGCGGAGGCCGCCGCGCAGGCTTCGGCTCGGTTCGACATGGACCTAATGGAGTACCAGCACCTGATCGAGCGTGAGGGCGCTGAGCCGCGCGCGTACCGGCTGGCGGGCGCGGTCCTGCACGCCGCCTGGGAAGCGAAGGACCTGCCGCCGCTGCCCGACCTCGGAGAGGGGCCGCGCGTGCACGCCTACACCCCCACCGACGGCGCTCTACGCATGCGGTACCTGATGGGCAACCTCACCCCCACTCGCTACGAACTGCTGACCGCTGACGGGGTCCTGGAGGAGCAGGACGCGGCGGCGCCGACGGAGCAGGCACCGCCCGCGGCTCGGCGTCTGCTCGCCGCCGCGCACGCGGCCGGCCTGTCCTGGGACCTGTACACCGTGGCCGACGACCAGACCGCCCGCCTCGTCGTGCGCGGCCTGGACCGCCCCAGCAGCCGGGACGTGTGGGTGTGGAGGAAAGGCCGTCTGGACCGCGTCCACACGACCGGCCGCCCCCTGCGCGAGGCCCTGGCCGCCCTGACCACGGAGGATCCGTGATGGCGAACAGCACCGACGAACTCATCAACGGCTGGCTCCTGTCCGTGCTGCGCACGGGCGACGCCCGCCGTCAGGAGCCCCACCTCGAGCACGCGCACGTGCGCGAGTGCCCCACCACCACCGTGCGCATGGTCGACTCCGGGTGGCACTGCGACTGCACCTCCGAGTACACCCGTGGCGACCGGTTCGAGCTGCACGCCCTCGCCACGTGCGACTGCGGGGCAGAGTTCTCCTGGCGGGCGATGCACTGGGGTGAGCTGCCCGGAGTGATCGACGCCCTGGACGCCTACAGCGAGGGCCCCGACTGCACGTACTGGCAGGACGAGAACGGCTGAACCGTCGATCCCACCCGGGACACGGGCCGGGTGGGCGATGATGGGCACCACCGCAGAACAGAGGGAGGACGGCATGGGCATAAGGACAGGGCCGGGCGAGGTCTGGATGTGGCCCACCCCAGCGCAGGGCGGAACGGTACCGGACACGGCCCCGGTGAACATCGGCACGGTGGGAGCCGCGACGTGGACCGACTTGGGGACCGCGGACGGGGACGGGGACGGGCTGACGGTCGCCGTGGACCGCCAGGGGTCGGGGTGGTGGCACGTGGTGTGGTGCCTGGACTGCACGACCGGCAAGCCGGGGCAGGAGATCCCGTTCTCCTCGGAGCAGGCGCGGGCGGAGTGGAAGCACGGGCACGAGCAGGGGACAGGCCACGGCTCGTACCGGCTGCGGTCGGTACGGAGGAGGCCGTGATGGAGGAGTGTCTGGCGTGGCGGCACAAGCAGCTCGACGCCGAAGAACAGCTGGCGCTGGCGGCATCGGGCCCGCACGGCGCGAACGAGTCCTGGCGCACTGAGCCCTGGGGCGTGTCGGCCGGTGAACACCTCGAGAGCCTGGTGATCGGGCTCGGGGCGCTCGCACGCGCGGACCAGGAGGTCGCCGTACACATGGCACGCCACGACCCCCGCCAGGTACTCGCGGACGTCCGCGCGAAACGGACCGTCCTGGAGCTGTACGAGCAGGCCCGCGACCACGCCGAGCAACTGTCCCCCGGGGCAGAGGATCTGCTCTCCACCGTGCCGCCCGACGCGATGAGCGCCCCGCTGGCAGCGGTGAGAGCGTACGGGCGCGCAACGCGAGCCCTCACCGTCGGATACCGCCACCGGCCCGGCTGGAAGGACCAGTGGACGGCGTAACGGACCGACCGCGCGCCGAGTATCGGTCTCCGTCTGACCAGCCCAGATGTGCTCGCCTTCACCGGGGCGGGTACATGCCCAGCGACCGGCTCGGCACACGACACTGAGGAGCCCTCGTGCCCACCCCCGACGAGACCATCAGCCGCATCAACGCGGTCATGGACGACTACTCCATATCGCCCGACGCCATGCGGTCCCGCCCGCGCGCCAGCAGCACCCTCACCCTTGCCCGTGACCTGTACGAGGCGTTCACCGGACCCGCACCCCGAAGGGACACACGGGCCGCCCTGGCCGTCGCCTACATGGACCGTTGCGCCGCCGGCTACCTGACCGCCGTGCGCGCGGTGCGCGACGTCGAACGCCGCGGAACGGACAGCCCGCACCACGGCGACGTGACCGTACCCCTGGTCGAACTGTGGGCGACGATCACCGACGGGCTCGCGCCCCTGGTTGAGTGGGCGGCCAGCCCCGAGGGCCAGGCGGCGCTCGCCGCGACCCCAGTCCCCGCTCCTGACCCGTGCCACTGCCTATGCCCCGTTGCCCACCCCGAACAGCAGGCGTGCACCGGGGAGGCGACCACGACCGTGCACCGGTCCAGCCCTGTCGTGGGCGAGGTCGACGTGCCCACCTGCGAAGGGTGCGCCTCGGTGACCCGGGTGCCGGAGCCCGTGTAGCGCTACGCTAGAGAAGACTGGAGAAGTCACCACCGCGCCCTCGGGCCGGTAGTGGCCTGGCCCCGCGCCAACGGGGCCGGTCACGTGAGCGCTGGCCCCACCCGAAGGTGGGGCCTGGCCCAGGCCGCCCCGTCTGCCCGTCGCGTGTGGGCCTTCTGCGCTACCGTTCCAGCTCCAACCCGGTCGGCACATCGCCGGGCCGCAGATCAGGCCTCGGGCGGATGTACTTCACCGGGTGCCTCCACCGGCCATGCGACACGGCCACATCGGGTTCCACTTCGACCACCAGCTCCGGCCGGACCCGCGAGTAGGGCGCCCGATCCGCGCCCCACGCCGGCGTGTACGTGGGCGGCCACGGATGCTCCGAGCCCGCCTTGTGGAGCAGGTCCACGATCTCGGCCTGCTGGTGGCCGTCCAGGTCCGTGGTCCGGCCGACCATGACAAGCTTCCCGACGTCCGGTTTCCACCTGCCGAGCAGGAGAGCACGCGGCAGGTGCACCGACCCGACCAACCCTCCGACGATCGCTTCGGTCGTCGTCCGCGCCTTCAACTTCTCCCACGCCCTCTTGCCTGGGCTGTAGGCGCGTCGGCTGTCCTTGATGACCACGCCCTCAATGCCGACCCCGCTCAACCCCTCGAACCACTCCCGCGCGGTGCCGGTGTCGCCGGTCTGCCACACCAGGTCCAAGTGCGGGTCGTGGTCGGCGGCGAACACCTGCTCCAGTTGCTCGCGGCGGTAGGCGAGGGAGCGCCAGGCGATGTCACGGCCGCCGGCGCGCAGCAGGTCGAAGGCCACGAAGTGAGCGGGCTCGGCGCGCGCCAGCGCCCTGGCCCGGTCCCGGCCCGCCAGGTGGCGGCGCAGCAGGGCGTCGAAGCTGAGACCGCCGTCCAGCCAGCACACGATCTCACCGTCCAGCAGCAGCCCCGCGGGCAGGCTGTCGAGCGCGGACACCAACTCCGGCCACTGGCGGTTCACTGGCCGACCGGACCTGGAGAAGATCCGTACCGGGCCGGTCGTCACGAGCGAACGGAAGCCGTCCCACTTCGGCTCATACCTCAAGCCCTCTCCCACCGGCAGCTTCGTCACGGTGCGGGCCAGCATCGGCTCAGGCACGTCCACACCTAGACCGTGCCCGCAGTGCGAACGGGACAACCGCAGGTGAGAGGCATCGTTCGGGCGGTGCCTCAGCCGCACGTGTCCCGCAGGAACTCCCCGGCGGTCTCCCGCGCGACCGCGATGTCCTCACCGCGGCGCTCGGCTCGTTCCTCGAACGCCTCGACCACAACCGTCACGGTCATGTCCTCGTTCGCCGCCCAGTCCGCGCACAGCTGGATCCGGTCCGCGCGGTCGAGCTCCTCCCACCGCTGCTCCATGTCCGCGCGCGCCGCCGAGTCGTCGCCGCCGGCGGTCAGGGCAAGCACGACCGCCAGGACCGCGATCGCGATCACGCCGGCCGTGCCGCCGACCACGGCCACGTGCCAGGGCCGGATGCCGCCGGGCGGGGGTGACGGGGGGATCTGAGGGGGTCGGGCCACGGAAGTCTCCTTCACTGGGGGTCGGGGTGACCGTAGCCGCCGCAGGGCCGGTTACTGGCCGGTTCGCTGGTGGCCAAGTGTGGACACTCCACCATGGTGCAAAGCAGCTAGCTACCCTGCATACACCATGTAAAGGGCGATTCGGCGGGGGCCAGTGTGCAGCGTCTGGTGTGGGAGTACGTCACCAAGGGTGGCGCGGTCATCGTCCAGTACGTCCCCGAGGGGGTCACCCCCGAGCAGGCGGCGGCCCGCGCCTCGTCCTGGTTGGAGATCCCCGACCAGGTCCGCGACGAGGAGACCGGCACGGTCAAGCCCGCGGTGCTGGAGTTCGGCACCGTCACCGGAGGCCATGCGTCGGTGCGCCTGGACCGGATCGACCACATCGCCACCGACTGGATCAACGCCGACGACGTGACGACCACAGGAGTTCCCGATGGCGAGTGAGCAGCACCTGTACGGCATCTGGCACACCAACCCGGACAACCCCCGCCTGGGTTCATGGGTGAGCGTGCGCGGCCACATCATTGCCGACACCTACGAGAAGGTCCGTGACCTGGGCCTGCCCGGCCACGTCCGCGCGCTCGCTCCTGCGATCACCGCGGAGGCGTTCCTCCGCGACTCCGTCTCCCCCACCCCATCCCCGCTGAGCACCGAGGAGAAGTAGATGTCCACCAAGACCGAACTGGAGACCGAGAACGCCCGGCTGCGCGCCCAGCTGGAAGCCGCAGCCGGGCCCATGCCCGAGAGTGAAGAGCTGATGGAGGTGGTAGCCCACAGCATCCACCAGGCCCACCTCGACCACGCCGAACCCGGCGAGGACGCCCCCGTGCGCTTCGACGACCTCGAGGAGACGCGCCAGCAGGCGCTTCGCGAGGCAGCCCACCAGGTGCTGTCCGACCTGGCGCTGCGCCGGTGGATCAGCGACCCCGCCCAGGAACGCGAGGCCAACCAGCTGCGCGAACAGCTCACCGCCCGCGACGCCACCATCGCCGGGCTGCGCGCGTCCATGGACGCCGCCGGCGCCCACCCGGCCGACGGCGGCTACGACAAGGGGCACTCCGACGCCGCGCATAAGGCGGCCCGGATGCTGGCGCGCGCCACCGGCCGCCAGACTTCGCTCGTTGATGAGATCCGCGCAATGGGCGCCGACCCGAACGCCCCCGTCCTGTGACCGGGGCCGGGCCGGACGCCGCGGTGGTGACGGTGTCGATGCCCTACCACGGCACCCCGGGCACCGTCCGGCGTGCGGTGGACGCGGTCCTGGCCCAGACCATGCCGCGTCTGCGCCTGGTCGTGGTCAACGACGGCGACCGTGGCGCCCCGCCGTGGGAGGCGCTCGCGGACATCACCGACCCGCGCCTGCACCGGGTGAATCTGCCCGACCAACGGGGCCGGTACTACTGCGACGCCGTCACCCTGGCTGCGTGCACCACCCCGTGGTGGACCGTCCACGATGCCGACGACGCCGCCGACCCGGCCTGGCTGGAGGCGATGCTGGAGGCGGCCGACGGCCAGGGCGCGGACGTGGTGCTCACCGCCCAGACCGTGCACCACCTGGACGGGCAGGTGTATGAGGAGCAGCCTCTGCCGTGGCAGGAGGGCGCCTACCGGCACCACGCCCACATGGCCGGCCTGTGGTCCACCGCCTTCCTGCGCTCCGTGGGCGGACCGCACCCCGGCTACCGGGTGGGGTGGGACACCATGCTCACCGGCACCGCCCTGGCCATGGGGGCGGCCACCATCCTGGACCGGCCGCTGTACACCCGGTACCGCCGCCCCGGGTCCCTCACCAGCTCCCCCACCACCGGGATGCGCTCCGCGTACCGTCGCACCGCGGTGGCTGAGCTGCGCCGGCTGTGGCCGCTCATGGTGGCCGCCGCCCCGCACGGGCCCGGCGCGGTGCGCCAGGTCCTGGCCAGCAGCCGGATCCGCGGGGACTGGGACGCGGTCACCGACCAGGCGCTGCGCCTGCACCGGCCCGCCGCCCTGGATGAGCCCGGCCTGTGGTCGGGGTGGGCCCTGGACGCGCCGGGCGCCCAGCTCGTGCACTCCCGCCTGATCGGGCGGCGCCCGCGCCTGATCGTGGAGGCCGGGTCCGGCGCCAGCACGGTGCTGCTCGCCGAGTACGCCCGCACCGCAGGGGCCCGCGTGGTGTCCCTGGAACACCAGGCTCAGTACCGCGAGGCCACCGCCCGGCTGCTGGCCGAGCGCTGCCTGGCCGACTATGTGGACCTGCGCCTGGCCCCGCTCATGTCCACCCCAGCCGGGCCCTGGTACCACACCCCTCTCCCCGACGGGATCGACCTCGCCCTGGTCGACGGCCCACCCGAGGGCGCCGGCGGACGGGCGGCCGCGCTCCCCGAACTCCTCGCCCACCTGGCCGAGGGTGCGGAGCTGGTCCTGGACGACGCACACCGGCCGGGCGAGCGCACCGCGCTCGCCCAGTGGGAGCGCCTGGGCGCGGCCGTTACCTTCCGCCGCGAGGGCGCGGGCAAGACCGTGGCGCTCGTGCACCCCCCGGCTCGACGCCGAGCAGGTGCGGAGCAGATGGTGGTGACCCTGCTGACCGGGCACCGGCCCGCCCTGCTGCACCGCGCCCTGTCCAGCCTGCGCGGCCTGCACCCCCACCTGCTGGAGGAAGCCCGCGTGGTGGTGCTGCACAACGGCGCTGACGACGCCACCGCCGCGGTGCTGGACGCCCACGCCGACGTGATCGACGAGCACCTGGTCCACACCGGCCCGCTGCTGTCCTGCGGGGACGCGACGAGCCGCCTCGCGGCGGCCGCGGCCGCCAGCAACCGCCGGTTCTGGCTGCACCTGGAGGACGACTGGCAGGCCCAGCCCGGCCCGGCCGAGTGGCTGGAGCAGGCCTGCCGCATCCTGTCCGCCGACCCGGGCGTGCATCAGGTGCGGCTGCGCCACACCACTGAGCAGGTGCTGGCCTGGCACATGGTCACCCGCCGCCCCCTGCACTGGGAGCCCCTGTCCGGGTACCGGCGCGCGGCCGAGGCGCACTGGACGCTCAACCCCAACCTGACCCGCACCGCCGACATCCCGCTGGTGTGGCCCGCGGACGGTGAGCGCGAAGTGCAGCGGCGCGCCCACGCCGCCGGGCTGCGCGGCGTGGCCCAGCTCGTCCCCGGAGTGTTCACCCACATCGGCCAGGACGCCTCGCTGCGCGAGCGCACCGGCTGCCCCATCTGAGAGGAGACCCCTCGTGCAGGCACCTGCCGTGGACGGGGTCAGCGTCGTCATCCCCTGGCGGCCCGACGGCGACGACCGCCTGCGCGCGCTCGCCTACGTCCTGGACCGGCTCACCCGCGAACACCCCACCTTCGACGTCGTCCTGGGCGAGACCGACCACGAGGGGCCCTGGTGCAAGGCCGCCGCGGTGAAGGCCGGGCTCGCCCGCACCCGCGGGGACCTCGTCGTGGTCCACGACGCCGACGTGTACACCACCGGACTGGCCGCCGCCGTGCGCGCCGTCGGGGAGGGTGCGCCGTGGGCGGTGCCGCACTGGCACGTCCACCGGCTCACCGCCGCGGCGACGGCGCGGGTGCTCACTGGCGGCCCACTGGAGGGCACCATCGGCGAGTCCGTGCACCGGCGCCTGGACCGGCCCTCCTACGTCGGCTACGCCGGCGGCGGCATCACGGTCCTGCCCCGCGCCACCTACGCGCGGGTGCCCTTGGACCCGCGGTTCGTCGGGTGGGGGCAGGAGGACGAGTCGTGGGAGCACGCCCTGACCACCCTGGCCGGGTCCTGCTGGCGCGGCCAAGCCGACCTGTGGCACCTGTGGCACCCGCCCCAGCAGAGAATGACCTCCCGGTGGGGGAACCCCGAGGGGGCCGAACTCGGCATGCGCTACGAGCAGGCCCGCCGCCGCCCCGAGCAGATGCGCGCGCTGATCGACGGAGCCCTCCATGCCAACGCCGAGTGAGCGCGGCCTGGACCTGCGCGCCCGCACCCTGATCGCCGCCGACGACCGGCGGATCCGGCGGGCCCTGCGCCGCATCCCCTCGGCTGAGCGCCGCCGCAGCCCCGACGCCGCCTACTTCCAGGCCGCCCGCCTGGTGGCCGAGCACGACGCCAGCACAGAACAGGCACGGCGCCGTCACCGACAAGTGCTCGCCCGCCCGGCCGCCCGCGCCGCCTACATCGGGGCCTGGGCAGTGGCGGCCGCGGTCGCGGGCGGGCTCGGCTGGGCCCTGGTGCGGGCGCTTACCGGAACCGCTTGATCCACAGGTTCGACGGTGCCCGCACCGAGGTGGCGGTGGCATTGCTGGTGACCTGCGCCCACCGCAGCTGCAGGCGACCAGGAGTGTCACCCGTCCTCAACAGGCCGTTCTCCAAGATGGAGTTGCCGATGGTGGCGTGCGTACCATAGGTGCGCTCGGTCACCCAGTTCGCGGCCGCGTTCTGCACCGTCGCGCTGCCCGAGGTGGGGGTCGTGGACACGCCCGCGCCGAACACCCACCGGCCGCCCGCCTCCGCGTTCGTCGGGATCGACCAAGCCAGCTTGATGTCACCGGACTCGCTACCAGTGGCGTGCAACGCCAGGATGATCCGGTAGGTGGCGTGCGCCTCCACATCCACCCACAGCTCGGTGTCGTCGACCAGCGTGGTGCTGTTGGTGACGGACTGGTCGGCTTCCTTGATGATCAGCTGCTCGTCCGGTTCGACCAGGTCGGTGGTGCCCACGATCATCCACCCGCGGCGGCCCGCCGGGACCAGCAGGACGCGGTCGCCCGCCCGAGGCCGGTAGTGGGCCAGAGACGGGAACCGCTTGGTGGTCACCGTCTGCTCGCCGTCGAACTGCACCCGCGCCGGGCCGTACCCGGTGTGGGCGTAGTCGATCGTGGCGGTGCGCGGCGCCCGGTTCTGAGGCAGGCGGGCGAGTACGTGCCCGGTGATCGCGGACAGGAACTCCTCAGTCGCGAGCAGGCCCAACGCTCAGCCCTCCCTCGTCCGGGGCAGCCGCTTCCCCACCCTGCTCAGGGTCCGCGGTGTGCGGTGCTGGGGCCGGGGGCGCGCCGACGTTCACGGCCTCATCCGCGAAGGCCAACCACCGGTCCCGGTGCAGCTCCCCACAGGGCCAGCACTTCGACCCGTAGCTCCCGTCCGCGTGCTCGTGGAGATCGATCTGGTACGGCGTGCCGCTGGCCGGGCACCCGGGGGTGCGGCAGATGACGGTCGCGGGGACCTTCATCCACTCGTCCGTGCTGTCCGGCCACTCCTGGTCATCCCTCGCACGGACTGCCTGCTCCTGCAGGTACACCCGGAACTCGGACGCTTCGGCCGCGTACTCGGCGTGTGTGGGTATGGGCACTGTCGCAGTCTCCTTCACTGGTCTCGCCAGGCCAGCCAGCTGGCGTTGGTGTCGGCGCCGTTCGTCCGGTAGAGCCAGGCGGTGAACCCGTCCTTGGACACGCTCGTCACGGAGATCTCCTTGACCCGGCTGCCGGGGTAGGCCGAGTGGGCGGTGACCTGCACCTGCACGCTGCCGTCGCCCCGCAACCCCAACCCCGTCACCTCGATCGGGGTGGGCACCCCGGGCTCGGGGGTGAAGCGGATCAGGCCGGTCTGGATGTTGCCGGCGCTGATCGCGCCGGTCACGATGACGTCGCCCTCGAACACACGTGCCACCGGCTCCTCCTCCTATGCGCGGTTGCGTGCGGCCAGCCACCGCACCGGGGTCGCCGTGGTGTTGGTCCTGTACAGCCACACCGTCAGGCCGGTAGCGGACACGTCCGAGACGGACGTCTCGAGCACCCGGCCCCCGGGCAGCGGGCCGGGGAAGGCGGTGTTCGGGGTGGTCCAGGCGTGCACCGTCCCGGTCCCCGCCAGGTTGAGGCCGGTGATGGCCATGGACGTGGGCGTGTTGGCCACCGGGGTGATGGTCACCATGCCTTGGGCGAAGTTTCCGGCGGCCAGGGCGCCGCTGATGCGCAGGGCGGGCAGCACGTCAGTCATCATGCTCCTCGGATCGCGAGCCAGTGGATGGTCGTGGCAGTCGAATTCCTGCGATACCCCCAGAGGGTAAAGCCGTCGGGTGTGGGGTTACGGACGGACGCCTCCTCAAACGTGCTGCCGGGCACCCCCGACAACGGGGTGACCTGGACGCGCACCGCCCCGGTGCCTTGAAGATCCAGGCCGGTCACCTCGATGGGGGTGGGCACGTTCGGCACCGGCGACAACGTCACCGACCCGAACTTGATGTTCCCGGCTTCCAGGGCGCCGGTCACGGTGACGTCGCCGACCTCGATCGTCGGGTCGGATCCGGCGGTCAGGGAGATGACCCTCCTGGCCCGGTGCTCCATGGTGGCGCCGGCCTCCAGGGTCATCTCCCAGGTGTGCTCGGAGTAGGTGCCCGAGATCGCCAGGCCCTCGAAGGCGAGCTTGTACACGTCGTTGCCGTCGTGGACGGGCATCAGCGCGGTGCGGAACGTGACCGCCTCGTACACCTGGGAGGCCTCGAAGGCGAGCCTCGCGGCGCGCTCGATCATCGCCGCTTCGGAGGCGGCGTCCTCGTCGCCGCGCACGTCGCTGATGACCCGGCCGCGCCGCACCGTCGACGTCGGGCTCGCGGGGTCGGAGTTGCGGTACGTGACGGTGATGACGGGCTCGTCGGGCTCGGACTTGATCAAGGTCCACTGGTTGGGGATGGCGTGCAGGTCGCGCTCGCGGACCACCCGGGGCAGCATCACGGACTCGTCGTCGTCGGCGTAGGTGTACTCGGCCGGGCGCTCGGCCGGCGAGACGTACGGGCGCACCACACCCCGGCCGTCGGCGTCGAAGCTCATGGACTCGTAGGCGATCATGTCGAGCAGATCGTTGACGATCGTCAACCTGGTGGTGTCGGGGTCCCACTCGCGCACCCCCACCAGCTGCTCCGGTGAGGGGGTGATCGCCACGTCGGTGATACCGCCCTCGCGCAGCACGTGCCGGACCACGCCGGTGACCAGGTTGAGGGGGTTATCCGTCATGCGGAACTCACCGAAACGCAGCTCCGGAGCGACGTTCGTGTTGTCGGCGAACGCCGAGGCAGTGAACCCGACGAGCCCGGACCCGATCGGGCCGACGGTCACCTCCTCCTCGACCATCCACTCCGCGGGCTCCGGAGTGCCGGGCGCCCAGACCTTGCCCTGCACGACCTGGTCGATGACCCTGGCCCGCACGTTCAGCAGCTGCCCCGGGGTGTAGGTCACCGACGTGGCGACCGTGGCGCCGATCTGGGTGGTCTGCCGGGTGACGGACAGCGACACTGTCGAGTCCGGGTTCAGGTGCACGCGCATCCGGTAGTAGGCGCTGTTGGACTGGTAGCGCAGCATCACCCCGGGCAGGAACGACGCGCCGGTCGCGGTCTGGTCCGCGCCCAGGGTTGCGTACACGTCCACGTCCGAGTACGACGAGTTGAAGCCCTGGGCGCGGATGATGCTGCGCTGGGCGGTCAGGCGCACGAACGCATACCCGCCGCCTGCGACGGTCACGCCGCGCACGGTGTCGGCGAAGAACGCGAACGCCCACTGGTGGCCTGAATCGGACCATCCCCAGGAGCCGTCGCTGACGTCGCGCACGAATCCATCAGAGACCGCGAGCAGCCCCTCGGTGGTGAACCGGGTGGGCAGCTGCTCGTCCTCCAGGACCTTGAGCTGGTCGTAGCCCTCGATGTCGCGCCACACCGCCCCCATGTCGTCGGTCTCCTGCTGGGGGGTGGTCAGCAGGAACACGCCTTGCGGCCATTCCACGTAGTCCTGGGGGCCGTAGGGAGGGATCCACAGCCGGATCCACGGCTTGATCCGGTCGGACAGGTAGTCGACCAGACCGCCGCCGACACGCACCTTGAAGTTGGCCTGCCGCTTGATGGTGGACAGCCAGTTCTGCATGATGCGGCACGAGGCGACCTCGCTCATGTCGCGGAGCTTCTGGTTCCCCTTGTCCAGCAGCTCGTAGCGGAACGTCACCGTCCTGCTGCCGGTGAGCCCCTTCAAGGCGGCGAGGATGTCGGCCTCACTGCGGCCGTTGGGGTTGCGGGGCCCCTGCGGGGGGCGCACGGTCTGCATCAGGCACCGCCCACCACGGTGGCCGCGTCCACCCGCGTCGCTGTGAAGGAGACCTGGTAGCCCCACTCCTGGTCGGACTCGGAATGGTCATCCAGGGTGGACACGAGGAGCCTGCCGCGGTTGTCGCGGATCACGACCGGGCGCGCCGAGCGGTGGAAGGCGCGCAGCTCGCGCAGCTGGGCGTCGGCCCAGGGCCCGTTGCCCACGTCCACGACCACACCGAAGGTGTCCTCCCTGTGCTCACCGAACTCCGTGACGGGGGCCTGGCGCCCGGCGAAGAACGTGGACTCCTGCGCCAGGCGCTCGGTGTAGGTGCGCTGGGCCTTCCCGAACAGGAACCGCCTGGCGGTCCCCTCAGGGTCCGAGGGGTAGTGCATCCACACCCCGTGGAAGCCCACCGAGCCCTCCACCGGCTCGGAGTCGGCCCTCGCCCCATCCTCGGCCAGGGCCCGCGCGAAGAAGGCGTACTCCCTGCCAGACGCGGTGAGGTAGTCGCGGAAGGAGGACCCTGCGCCGATGGTCGCGACGAGCACCGGGGTGGGGTTCTCCACGTCGGAACGCCAGATCTCGTTGGTGGAGGGGATGGGCACGTCCGTCGCCGACCTGAGCACGACGTTGTCGACGTACAGCACCATGGTGTCCGGCGGCGCCACGAGCGAGGGCCCGTACCCGGCGTGGGTCGCGCCCGCCGGGGCGGACGCGGTGTGCTCCTGCAGCGTCCACTCCGCCGCGGTGATGGCCACGTCCGAGGAGGAGGTGGAGATCAGCTGTCCGGCCTCGTCGTACCAGGTGATGAACCGGCGCAGATCCGAATGCCCGAGTGGGGAGTAGGCCCGGTAGGAGACGGTGTAGCGGACGTGCTCGGTGACCGGGACGCGGTGCTCGGCCGCCGGCCGGATCCCGGCCAGGGGCGGGGTGCCGTTGACGGTCACCTTGCCCGAGAAGGCGCCGCTGAACGCCTGCTCTGCGGAGCGCTCCAGCCGGACGGACTCGTCTAGGCGCAGGACCGCTACCGCCATGGCGTCGGCGGGGCCGTCGTTGTCCAGCGTGTACGCCGTGGTGGCCCCGGAGGTGGTGTGCACCTCATAGCCCACGAAGATCTGCCGGTCGGGGTTGATCAGGACGGTGACCGCGGGGTCGATCGTGCGGGTGCCGCTCTCCACCGTGTGGCCGATGTAGAGCACCCAGTCGCCCGGCTCGACCGCGATCGAAGGCGAGGCCACCGCAGTGTCAGTGTCGGCCGTCGCGACCGTCCAGGAGTTGAAGGACTGGATGTTGTCCAGGGCGAGGATGGCGGCGGAGTGCCACTGGGTGGCCGCCCAGGTCACTGTGTAGTTCGCGGGCTCGGCGGAGGCGGTGCGGGTGTACACCCACAGCCCGTGCTGATCCGAGGTGCCGGTGGCCCCCAAGGCGTGCGCCTGATACGCGGACCAGCCCGCAGGCGGGGTCGGGGCCTGGTCATAGTTGGACGCCAAGATCAGGAAGAGCTGGCACCCGTCGACGGCCTGGGCCGGGACCGCCACCGTGTTGGTGTTGTCGAAGGACATGTGGTGGCTGTTGCCCAGCAGCTCGTTGGCCGCTGAGGGCTCCCACCCGTCCGTGCTGGTCTCGAAGCCTCCGTCCAGGCTGGACAGCTCCTGGCCCGGCTCCGGATTGGTGACCTCCACCCGGATGTAGGCGCCCTCCGCCTCGGGGTGGTCGTCGGTCAGGTCGTCGGTGACCGAGACCAGCGCCACCACCGGCGTCTCGGGGTCGGAGTAGTCCGGGGTGACCAACCTGGTGGCGGTCGAGGACGCGACCCCGGCGGCGCGGGCGGTGACCTCCACTCGGTGCTCGACCTCGCTGGTCAGGCCGGTGACCAGGTGGCTGGTCGCGGTGGAGGCGACCCACCCGGTGTCGGAGTGCAGGGACTCGTCCTCGGTGCGGTGGACGGCGACACGGTAGGAGTCCTGGGTGGCGCCGGTGACCGACCATGCGATCTGCACGTCCGCGGTGACGATGCCGTCCTCGTTGTCGGTGGCCGGCACGGTGATGGAGACGTTGCCCGACGCGGACGTGGAGAAGGTCGCGTGCTCGGACCACGGCCCCTCGGTGTCCAGGGCATCCCACGTGCGCACCCGCCACCGGTAGGACTGGCCGTTGGCCAGGGTAGCGGCGGGCAGTTGGTGACCGGGGGTGGCGCTGGAGATCTTCCCGGAGTCGTAGTCCAGGGTGTTCCCGACGACCTCGTACACCTCCAGTTGGAAGGAGCTTTGGGCGTCGCCGGGGTTGGGGTCGCGGAAGGTCCAGGAGAAGTCGGCGGCTCCGGTGGCGTCGAAGTTCCCGCGCGCGCCCAACACCGGCTGGAGCGGGGGCAGGTTGAGCGTGTCGACCACCGTGAGCAGGCTGTGCGCGCCGCCTCCGGAGGCCTGCTCGGCCACGGAGATCAGAACCTGCTGCCCGGTCAGGGCGCCGCGGTGGACCCGGATGGCGTGCAGGGTGGAGCCCACCGTGCCCAGGCCGGCGGCGACCTCGACCTCGTCGCGTCCGGCCTGGCCGGTGGACAGGTCCACGTGGGTGCGCATCAGCCGCCGGGGGTCGGCGGCGTCCACGTAGTAGATCCACACCAGGTGCGAGGCCGGGTCGTAGACCGCGTCCCACGCCGAGCTGGTGGCCAGTTCGGCCGGGGAAGGCATGGACGCGATGTCCTCGCTGTCCAGGCGCACGTCCGCCAGAACGACGAACTCCGAGGAGGTGCCGGTGTTCTGGCGGTGCTTCACGGTCAGCCCGAAGTCGTCGGACGAGCTGGCGTGCACGGTGACGAACTGGCTGGTCGAGACCGGCACCGTCCTGGCCTTGGCGTCGCCGTCCTTGACCGCGAACCCGCTGGTGGTGTCGATCGTGCGCGCCGTGCTGGAGAACCCGGTGCCCGAGGGGTTGAGGACATAGCGGGCCACGGACTGCGCGCCGTTCGCGCTCAGGCGGTGGTGCTTGGCCGCGGAGGTGACGTACCCGCGCGCCGACCCCGGCTCGGCCCGGGTAATGTCCAGCAGCGTCGAGGTCTCGTTGACGTAGTTGTTCCACCCGTTCGCGGCCGCGGCCTCGATGAGCGTGCCCTCGGCGTCACCGACCCCGCGCAGTACCTGCCCCGAACCGGTCAGGAGCGCGTCACAGGAGATCAGCGCGTAGGCCGTCTGCGCGCCGGTGTTGGATCCGGCGTCGTGGCCCACCACCGCCACGATGGTGCCGCGGGCGCCGCCCTGGGGGTGCCAGGCGGCGGCGATGTTGTTGACGAGCCCGTCGTAGGCGGGCAGCGCGGCGGTGCGCATGCCCCCCACGGTCCAGGTGTGCCCGGCCCCCTTGATGTAGGAGCGGCAGTTGAGCTGGTTGTGGTTCCCGCCGTCGTTGATGACGTGCACGTTGTCGCTGGCGTCCGCGCACAGGGTGAAGGACTGGGCGCCCCGGCGGGCGGCCACAGAGGAGATCGAGTCGACCACCCTGGCTGTGGTGCCGTCGTGGTGGACCACGTCCATCGTCAGCGGCCCCGGTGCGGACTGCGAGGCCACCAGCATCACGTGCGTGCCGTCGCTCAGCTGCGCGGCCGCGCCCGAGCTGAGGTCGAGCAGGTGCTTGGTCACCGACGCCACGTACAGCGCCGGGGCCGGACCGGAGGAGTGCGCCGCGGTGCGGACCGTCTGCCACTCCAGGCTGATCGGCGCGGCCCCCGTGCGGTTGCGGCTGGAGACGGCGACGTAGCGCAGGGTCGCGGTCGCGTCCAGCGCGGCCAGGTCGGCGCCGCCGATCCCGGCCCGGACCTCCGCGGACCCGGAGGCGTTCACGCCCACGACCTGGGCCCGGCGGGTCAGGGCCGCCAGCTGGGCGCGGGTACGGAAGTCGCCGGTGTTGACCAGGCTGCCCCAGTTGAACTCGCGCAGCTCCAGGTCCCGGATGGTGCGGCTGCCCGCCACCCCGTCATTGCGCAGGCGCACATAGGCGGCCACCGGCGTGGAGCCGGCGTCGACCACCCACGCGAAGGACAGGAACGCCTGCCACACGAAGTACGTCCCCGACCCGAGGGACTGGCCGATGTAGAGCAGCGGGTCTCCCGACTGGGCGATCAAGTTCGATCCCGACAGCGCGGAGGAGTAGGACCCGGAGGAGGACTCGATGTAGCCGTAGGCGCTCCCCGCGGTGACGATGGTGGTGCTCACCGGCCCGCCTCCCGCACCGAGGCCGTCTGGACGGCGATGGCCTCCACCGACCCTGGCCCGGTGGGCGGGTTGATCAGCCGCAGCTGGGGGCGGCCGCGGTGCGCACCGGTCCACACCAGCGCCTCACCGGCTGGCCCTTCGGCGATGTGGCCGATCCTCACCTGCCCCGTGGGGGTGTCGAGCAGGAGCGCGCCGTCGTCGGCGCGCCCTGGGTGGGCAGCCCAGACCTGGGCCGGGTGTGTGTCCATCAGGGTGCTCCCACGTGGGTCTTGCTGCCGTGCATCCGGCTGACGGGCCGCAGGTCCTCGAAGACCGCGGTGACCTTCTTCATGTCGTCGAAGTCCTTGGACTGGACGTAGACGTTGACGGTGTCGATGTGCATGCCGCTGCCCGCCTGCGCCTGGGCCTTGAGCTGGTCCAGGGTCTGGACGGTCTCCATCTGGCCGGACATGTTGACCGCGGCTGACCGGTCGGGCAGCAGGCCGCCGGTGTCGCGCAGGTGGGCGGGGAAGACGCTGCGCAGGGTGCGGGTGCGGTCGCCTTCGAGGAGCGAGGCGGTCTCGGCGCGGTCCTGGTTCCAGAACGCCGCCAGGTCGGACAGCCGGGCGATCTCGGACAGGTCGATGGACGCGCGCCGGTCGACCATGCCGCCGTCGGCGAACGCGGGCTGGCGGTAGGAGGAGGCACTGCGCATGTACCCGGTCTGGCGCCTGACCGAGTCGGACTCGTTTCCGCCGATCGTCGTGCCGCGCTCAGGGTCCTCCACGATGTTGATGTGGCCGTCGTCCGACCGGTACAACGCGAGCGAGCCCGGCATGGGGTCGGCGGTGCGCGGAAGGTTGCGGTACGACCTGACCAGGGGCTTCCACGGGACGGCGTCCAGGGCGTCGTAGGCGCCGGCGCGCTTGAACGTGGTGCCGACGAAAGCGCCGCACCACGGCCAGGACCCGCCCATGTAGGGGCGCATGAACTCGTTCGGCCTGCCCGACTTGCCGATGTGCTTCTTGGCTTCGGCGACCACGGCCATGCCGTCGCCGCCCTCGAGCAGCGCCTTGTGCTGGGCGACCACATCGGTGATCGCCCCGGCCCACGCCCGCGCCTGGTGGTAAGCGGACCCGGGCAGGGTCTGGCCGCGCCCGTACCGGTTGCCGACCATCTCCGCCATCGGGCCGAGCGCGGCCTTGGCGGCCTCCGGTGCGCCATCCTTGAAGTAGCCCTTCTTCGCGGCGGCGAACTGGTTGACCAGGCCGACGACGCCGCCCTCGCTGAACGCGCCCACGCCCTTCATGAGCAGCTGGAAGGCGTTGCCGCCGAGCCGGTTGGCGGCGTCGATGAACGCCTTGCCGCCAAGCCCGCCGGTCGCCTCCGGGGTCAGCACGCCCTCGCCGTCGCGGAACAGCGCCAACCTGTTGTCGGTGCGCGAGTATCCGGGCTGGACGCCGCCGCGGCGCATGTCTACCAGGCCGCCGTCCTGGAACCGGGGCATGGCCATCGCGGGCATCCCGGACAGGCCGGGGACCTTGGAGGCCACGCGGTTCCACACGCCTCTCAGCCCGGTGTTGTACACCGGGCTGATCAGGTACCGCACGGGGTCGGCGGTGACCTTGCGCAGACCCGACCACTCCCGGCCCACCCCGCGCACCGTGCGCCTGAACGCCCCGATCGTGTTGGAGGACATGAGGGAGAACACGCGGTTCATGGCCGTGACCAGGGACGCTCCGTCGCGGCCGATCTTGCGGACCATCTGGCTGAACTCGGTGGTGGCGCCGTGGCCCATGACGGAGAAGGCGCGCACGGTCGCGACGGTCAGCGCGGCCAGCACCCCGCCCTGGTTCGCGGCCATCTGGCGGGTGATCGCGACCAGCCCCGAGGCCATCACCTGGTAGGCCTGGTGGACGCGCACGGCCGTGGTCGCGATGCTGAAACCGAAGTCGCGCGACATCGCGGCGTTGGAGGCCGCGACCCGGGTGCGCATGCCCACCATCGCTGACACCACGGCGGTGGCCATGGTGACCATCTGGGTGGCCATCGCCGCCGCCATCAGCGCGGCTTCCTTGGCGGCCTGGCGGTTCATCTCGGCGGCGCCGCCGCCGACCCCGGGGGCGAGCTTGTCGGTCTCGGCGATGATGTCGCGGACCATGTCCGGCACGATGCTGTTGCCGACCAGGGTGTCGTACATGTCCTGGAAGCGGCCGATGGTGTTGTCGTGGAGCAGGTCGAGCTGTTCCTTGGCCTTCTCGCCCAGGCTCACGAGCTCGGCGACGATCGCTTCCTTGATCGCCGCCCAGTGGCGCTGCGCGGTCTTGCCGAGGTTGACGAACTGCTCGCCGACGAAGAGGGACAGCTCCCACAGGATCGACCCGAACGACGCCATGAGCGCCCAGCCGACGCGGGCGACCATGCCGGGGATGGACAGGATCAGGGTGCCGATCGCGCGACCGAACGCGGCCAGCAGTCGCGGCCCCCAGTCCTGTTCGATCTGCCGTTCGATCTTGCCGGGCCCGTCGGCCTCCTCGAAGGAATCAGCGGTCTGGGCGGGGGCGCCGGTCGCCCACGCCACGAACCGCTGGGTGAGCGCCTTGAGCCGGTCCGGGAGGCTGTCGGCGAACACCTCGATCCACTCGGCGAACTTGACCGACCAGGCGTCCAGGCGGGCGGGCAGGCCCTCAGCGACGCCCTCGATCCACGTCGTGACCTTCGTGGTCCAGTTCTCCAGCCGCTCCGGCAGAGACTCGGCGTAGGCCTCCATCCACTCGGTGAAGCGCAGGCCGAAGCCGTCGATGCCCTCCAGGGTGCGGTCCCACAGGCCGCCCGCCCACGTGGTGACCTGGGTGGTCCAGGTGTCCAGTTGCTCGGGCAGCTCGGCGGCGCGCTCCTCGATCCACGTGCGCAGGCTGGCCTTGAACTCGTCCAGGCGTTCCTCGGTGTCGGCCCACAGCTCGGCACCCCAGGTGATGAACTCCTGGGTCCAGTCGGGCAGGTTCTCCCGGATCGTGCCGGGCACCCCGGCCAGCCACAGGCCGAACCGGACCAACCACTCGGTGAGCTCGGCGCGCAGCTCGCGCTCCGCGTCCACGACCCAGTCCGCGAACGCGGGGATCCACTCGGTGCGGGCCTTGCGCTCGATGACCGGGCCGACCTCGACCAGCCAACCGGCGATCGCGCGGGGCAGCTCGATGAACTGGAGCTTGAGGGCGCCCCAGAGGAGCTTCGCTCCGACCGTGGCGGTGGTGACCAGGTGGTCCCACCCCGAGGACAGGATCTTCTGGGCGCCGTCCCAGACCTGGCCCCAGTCACCGGACATCAGCCCGGTGATGATGTCGATCCAGCCCTCGAACTGGGCGACGGCGTTGTCGGCCCAGGAGCCGATCAGCTCACCGAACAGATCCAGCCGCTCGCCCGCGAAGTCCCAGAGAAACCCCCACCGGTCGCCCAGTTCCTCCGAGTTGTCGCGCAGCCACCGCAGCCAGCCCACGATCCGGTTGACGTGGGGCTCGGTGGCGTCGCGGAACTGGCGCCAGCCGCCGACCAGGGCGGGGAAGAGGGTGCCGACCAGCCAGCCGCCCACCGTGCCGGCGACGTCCTCCAGGCGCTCCCAGCCCCACACCAGGCCAGGCCAGATGTAGCGGCCGAAGAAGTCTCTGGCGCGTCCCCCGGCGCGCTGCACCGCCTCCCACGCCCCGACGAGGATGGTGCGGAAGGTCGTCGATCTTCGCCATGCGGTGACCAGGGCGGTGCCGACGGCGCCGATGGCCAGGATCGTCCAGCCGACGGGGTTGGACAGCAGACCGAACGCGGCGGCGAACCCGGCGACGGCGCCCTTGGCGGCCAGGAAGATGCCGACGGCCGCGGCGACGATGCCTGCGAAGGTGCCCACCACGCCGAGCACGCTGGTGATGGTCTCGGAGTGCTCCTCCAGGAACCCGGTCAGGCCGCGGATGGCGCCGGTGAACACGCCCACGAGGGAGGCGGCGCCGGACAGCACGCCCATGTCGCCGATGGCCAGCCACAGGCCCTCGATCGCCGACCGGGCGCCCTTGACCTGGCCGGCCAACCCTTCCATCTTGATGGCGGCCATCTCCGCGGCGGCGCCCTCAGCGTTCTCCAGCTCACCGGTGAAGGTGCGCAGGTCGCCCGCGCCGCGCTCCAAGACCGCGAGCATCGCCGGTCCGGCCTCGACGCCGAAGATGGTCAGCATGTCGCTGACGTCGGCGCCCGCGCCCTCGAGGTCGCCCATGATGTCGGCGAACGGGCGCATCTTGCCCGTGCCGTCGTCGATGGTGACGCCGAGGGCGTCGAGCTTGTCCTGGACCGCCTTGGTGGGCTGCAGGAGCCGGGACAGGGCACCGCGCAGGGCGGTGCCGCCCTGCTCGCCCTGGATGCCGGCGTCGGCCATCATGCCGAGCGTCGCGGCGGTCTCCTCCAGCGACATGCCGGCCGCGCTCGCGACGGGGCCCACATATTGGAAGGCGGCACCGAGTTGCTGGACGTTGGTGTTCGCCGAGCTGCTGGCCTTGGCCAGGACGTCGTTCAGACGGCCCAGCTGGTTCACCTTCAGGCCGAACCCGGAGAGCACGTTGCTGGCGATGTCCGCGGCCTCGGCCAGGTCCAGGCCGCCCGCCGCAGCGAGGTTGAGCACGCCAGGCAAGGAGTCCATGGACTCCTGCACGGAGAACCCGGCCATCGACAGGTAGCCGAGCGCGTCTGCGGCCTCCGACGCGCTGAACTGTGTGGTGGCGCCCATCTCGCGGGCCAGGTCGGAGAGCTGTGACAGCTCTTGGCCGGTCGCTCCGGAGACCGCTGCGACGTTCTGCATGGAGGCCTCGAAGGCCATCCCCACGCCCAAGACCTGGGCGCCCATCAGCCCGGCGGCCAGGCCTACGGCACCGACCACGGGGTTGAGGAGCATGCCGAACCCGGCGATCCCGGACCCGAACCCGGTCTTGAACCCGATGCCGGCGCGGGCCCCGGACCCGTCGACACCGCCGACGAGCGCCCCGCCCAGGCGCTCGCCCTCCTTGACGAAGTGCCCGCGGCTGTCCCTGAGCCTGCCGTCGGCGCCGCGGGTGAACCTCTCCCCCGCCTCCGCGCCCGCGCCGCCCAGCGCCGCGCCGAGCTGGCCGCCCGTCCCGGCCAGCCCGACGGCCAGGGCCCCGCCGATGTCGGAGCCCTGCCGGACGAAGTGCCCGCGGCTGTCGCGCAGCCGACCGTTGGCGTCTCGTGTGAACTGCTGGGCCGCCTGGCCCCCGGCGGCGCCGAACGCCGCGCCGAGCTGGCGCTGCGTCTGGGCCCCGGCCAGGCCGGTGGCCACACCGGTAGCGAACCCCTGCGAGGAGTGCTGCCCGATCCGGCCCGCGGTCTGTGTGATGCGGGAGGAGTCGCGCTGCATGGAGCGGGCGGCCGCCGCGGCGAACCCGCCCCCGACCTGGCCGCCGACCTGGCCGAAGGAGCGGACCATGCGGCCGCGCTGGGCCGCCATGCTGCCGGTGGCCGACCCGGAGAACGCCTGGGCGAACCCTCCGCCGGCCGTGGTGCCGGCGCGGCGGGCGGCGTCGCGCTGCCGGCGGTGGTCGATCCGCGCGGACACCTCGACGTACCCCGCGGCGACGCGGACGTCGCCGCCGCCCGTCTGCGAAGGTGACCCCGCGCCGCCCGCTGACCGCACGACCATGCGGGGTCACCTCCCTCAGCCCAGGGCCGCCGTCATCTCGGCGACCAGTTCCGGATCCGCCCCGGGGGGAGGGCGGAACGCGTCATCGCTGGGCGGCCCGGCCCCGTGGGAGGCCTGGGAAGTAGAGGTGGTGGGGGTGGGGGACTCGTCGTTGTATTCGGCCTGCAGGCGCCCCCTCAGGGCGCCCTGGTAGTGGATGAGCTGCTCGCACCGGGAGAAGAACACCGGGGCGGGCAGCGAGCGGATGTCATCGCACTGGTGGAAGACGGAGAAGTCGCTCTCTACCTCCGCCGACGCTTGGAGGATCCACCGCCGCGCCTGGACTGCTGGGTGCGTCGACGCCTTCCACCAGATCCGGTAGGGCGCATCCGGCCCCCGCCCTGACCCTGGGCGTTCCCCGACCCCGGGCCCTTCTGGGTGGCCATGACGATGTCCATGATCCGGCTGGTGATGGCGCGCATCTTGCCCGGCGGCAGGGCCGGGTGGGTGCGCAGCACCTTGTAGCCGTCCTTGCCGAGCATGGTCTGCAGCACGAACCGGGTAGCGCTCGCGTCGCCGCGCTCGTCCAGGAGCTCCATGGCACGCACACCGATCGAGGCGGAGGGGACCTTGGGGACCTCGTACACCTTCCCGGCTACGCGGAAGACGGGCACGTACTCGACGGCGTCGGGGTCGTACTCGTCGGGGTCAGGCAGGTCGATGATGCCGTCCAGGTCATCGTCGAAGTCCTCCTCGTCCCCTTCCTCGTCGTCCTCGAAGTCTTCGTCTTCGAAGCCGCCGTCGTAGGCGTCTTCGAACTCCTCGTCGTCGAAGTCCTCCTCCAGCTCCACCTCGGCCTCGTCGGGGGTGAAGGGGTAGGGCTCGGCGGGCTCGTAGCCGCCGCGCGGCGCCTCAGAGCGGGCCTGGGTGCGGGCCTGGGGGCGGTTGTCGCCGGCGGGGCGGCGGGTGCGGGTGCGCTTCTTCGGCATGGGGTCTCCTGCGTGGATGGGTGGCGGCGCCCGGGGAGGGGCCCGGCGGCGACGCGGACGCCTGTCGCCGCCGCCGGGGGTCTGGATCAGCTGCCCGCCACCGTGACCTGGTCGGTCTCGTAGAAGATCGGGGTGGACTCGGACACGTAGTGGCCCTTGAACTCGACCGGGATCAAGCTCTGGTCGGCCTTGGCGAACACCTGCGCCACCTCGGCGACGTTGAGGACCTTGGCCACGCCCACGCGCTTGCGGTGGCCCTCGGGGGCGATGCCCTCCAGCAGCAGCGCGATGTAGGTGGGGCGGGTCGCGGAGGTGTCGTTGGACGGCTCGAATCGCTGGAACCCGACCCCGTTGGTCAAGGTGCCGCCGTTGAGCGCGAGCTGGAGGTTGCGCAGCGTGGTCTCGGCGAGGTTCGTGGAGACGGTGTACTCGGCCTCGGTGAGGCGCCGCTCCACGTCGTAGGGGGTCTGGTCGACCTCGAGCTTGGTGTACGTGGGCGAGACGCTCTTGGTGATGCCGCCGTTGGTGGCGCCCATGAACTCCCACTCGGCGGCCACCGCGGTGTCGGCCATGGGCAGGGCGATCTCGGAGTCGTCAGGGAAGGTGGCGCCCAGCAGGGCGGCGAAGAGCTTGCCCGGGCCCAGGGTCAGGCGCTCGGGCTTGATGTCGGTGTTGATGGGCATGGTGGTCTGTCCTTTCAGCCCGCGACGACCCAGAACATCTGGAGGTCGAGTTGGTAGCCGCCGATGCGCTGGGGGTCGTCAGTGACGCGGCGAGGTTCGGTGAGCACGTGCGCTTCCATGACGCGCGCGTCCTGGTACTGGGCAGGGGTGGTGACGGGCCCGAACCGGTCCCGGTCCAGGCACGCGGCGGTGATGAGGGCGGACAGGTGGCGGGCCTGCCCCCAGGGGATCTCCTGGCTGTCGGGCTGGGAGACCCAGCAGTTGATCTGGAAGACAGGCTCGCCCTGGGCCAGTTCCAGGTGGGGGGCGCCCCCGGCGATCTGGGCCTGGACGAACCCGGTCTCGGACCACAGAGAGGTGTCGCCCTCCAGTTCCTGGCCGATGAACTCCTCGGGGGGCAGGCCGGGGATGGCGGCGAGCCAGGCGTTGGCGGCCAGTTCGCTGGTGGGTAGGAACAGCTCGCTCATGCGGCCGCACCCCCCAACGCGACCTGCAGGCGGCGCTGCTTATACGCGGCCGGGCGGATGAACGGCTGCGCCTTCGTGCCCGGGTGGCGGACCATCTTCACGGGGTGGCGCGCGCCGGGCCACCACAGGGCGCTGCCCGCCTTGGCGAAGATGCGGTGGGGCCGGGTGCCGTACTCCACGAAGTGCCAGTGCGGCGCGGTGACGTACACCCGGTTGCCGCGCACCTGCACCGACCGGGCCAGGGTGCCGCGCTCCACCGGCGCGGCCCGGACGATGTCCTCGCCGATCTCGCGGGCGAGCTGGTTGACGATCCGGGCCAGGGGAACATCCAGGCGCGCCGGCCAGGAGGGGTCCATGGTGATGCGGACGATCGGTTGCGCCACGGTCTCCTCCTCTCAGCCGACCTTGGCCAGGGTCAGACGGATCGCCCCGCGGCCGAACGGGCTGCGGGGGGCGTTCATCTCCTCGACCACGTACACACGGCTGGTGGCCTCGTCGCGGATGCGGTCGCGCTCGCGCACGTCCACGTCCCCGCGCAGACGGCACCGGGTGGTGACGATGACGGTGGACCGGTTCTCGGCGGGCACCCAGATGCGCCGTTCCACGTCCAGCAGCGAGGCGGGCACCCCGGTCTTCACCGGGGTGTCGGTGTCGATGCGGTCGCCCCAGGCGTTGCGTGGGGTGTCCTCGCCGGTGGGGGTGCGCAGGATCGTCACGGTGGTGTTGGGCACGAACCCGTTGGAGGTCACAGTCGCCTCCACTGCACAGTGCCGTCGTCGTCCAGGCCGGACCCGCCCGGGTACTCGATGCCGAGCGTCTCGGCGGTGCGTACCCCGCGCAGCACCAGCGCCTGCTCCGGGGTGAGCGCGGCCACGGACTTCGTGCGGCGCCAGGACAGGGACCGCAGCGACTTCGCCGCCAGCGGCGCGAGCGTGTGCGACTCCGGGTCGCCCTTCGTGAAGCGCAACCCGTCGTGGTCGACGTTGTCGACGTCGGAGCGGCCGGTGTAGTCGACCTGCTGGGCCTGCCACGCCGCCTGGTAGGACTCCGCGTACTTCAGCAGCAGCAGGTCCTTGGGCTTGATCTTGTCCCGGATCTCCACGCTGTGGCGGGTGTGGATGACGAGCACCGGGTGGGCAGCGTTCAGTTGCTCCTGGGTCACCGTCTCGCTGGTGATCTCAGAAGCCTCTTCCGGTGTCGCCCACGTCTCCACCGGCTCAGAGCACCCGCACCTGGTAGGTGAGCGTGACGGTGCGCGCGGCCGGGTTGTGGCGGGTGTCGGTGTGGCGCGGCTGGCCCACGGGGGTGTGGCCGGCCTCGGTGGCACGGCGCACGATGATCTGGGCGTTGGCCTGGTGCCAGGAGTCGTCACCCAGGTAGGGGCAGGGTGTCTTGACGGTGAGGGCGCCGGTGTAGTGGCTGGTCCGGTCCGGAGCCTGGACGGTCTCAGCCTGGCCGGAGAGGTTGACCGCGGGCGCGCTGGCGGACAGCAGCGCCTGCCATCCTGTGGAGGCGGCGCGCGGGTCCTCCGTGGCCTGGGTCGTCCCCGAGGCGTCGGCCCCGTCGGCCTCCTCCTCGTCCTCTTCGTCGAAGAGGCCCTCGTCCTCGTCGGCGGGAGCGGCCGGGCCGCCCTGCTCGGCTTCTGCCGGGGGCGGGCCCTCGGCGTCGTCGGTGTCATCGACGGGCCCCGACGCGGTGGGTTCCACGCCGCTGCCCGGACAGGTCTCCTCGCCCGCCTGGTGCTTGCGCATCAGCCCGGCCTTGGTCAGGGCGATGTCCTCGCCGCACTCGTGGCACTGGGCCGTCGGCGCGATCTCGCTCATGCTCGGTTCCTTCCGGTGAGAGAGGGGGTGTCGCCGCCGACCCCACGTGACCCCATTCGCGCAGGGAAGACGGCGACGTCTGAGGCGGTCATCAGGAGCCGGACTCGATCAGCTCCAGGACCGCGAACCCGGCCTCGTGACCCGGCGCGAAACCGCGGCGAGCGCGCATCTTGAGCTTGGCTTCGTCGGTCATGAAGCCCACGCCCGTGTCAGCGCCCGCGACGGCCCACTCAGGTCCGCTCCTGTCGCCGACCTTGAGAAGCTGGCGGTTGCACACGATGAGCAACGGGTTGCCGGCCGGGGAGGAGGTCGCGGTGGCGGAGGTACGCGCACCGAGGGAGAAGCGCATGGTGTGCTCGAAGAGCCGCGACGGGGTGGGCTGGTCGCCGCCTTGCCCGGACACGAACACGGGCCTTCCCTGGGTGTCCTTGATGCCGCGCAGCACCCGCTTGAAACGCGGGTGGCCGATGACCAGGGCGTCGTTGTCGTCCCAGTAGTCGCTGCTCTCCACCAGGGCCAGGAAATCCGAGAGGTCGTCGTAGCCGACCGTGGCGGTGGACATGTAGTTGGCGTCGGCGGTGTAGGACGTGGCCGCGTTCGACGTGCGGATGGCCTTGTACACGCTGGTGTAGGGGACGGCCTGGAAGGTCGGGGCCCCCGCCGCGGCGGTGGTGCCCAGGCACGCGTTGTCGAAGTACTTAGCCCACGAGGTCGCCCAGTCGACGCGCTTGGTCTCCAAGATGTCCAGGTGGGAGTCCTGGACGTCCTCGTCCGCCACCGAGATGGCCTTACCGCTCTTGCGGGCGGTCAGCAGCACCTCGTCGTTCTCGGAGGTGTCTTCGGTGTAGGCGCCGCCCTTGGCCACACCCTCGACCTCCATGCCCGCGGAGCGGGGCACGTGGCGGGTCTCGTGGGCCATCGGGTAGTGGCGGCCGTAGGCCTCCACGGCGGACATCTGTTGGACGCGCTGGATGACGTTGGAGTCGAACTCCTCGGGGATCCAGCCGCCACTGAACTCTGCGGTAGCCATGCGAATGGCCCTCTCGTGTGGATGGGGTCATGCGGTCAGCGACCCGTCCGGGCCAGTCACCGGCTCTCCCATCCGAGAGGGCCATGCACTACACACTGTAAACCCACAGCGCTACGTTTTACACTCTGTCCACAGTTAGGCTGGCTTGCCCTGGAGCATGCGCATCGCCCGCTCCTCCGCGGACAGCTTCTTCTTCGCGGCGGGCTTGTCGGCACCGTCGGCGACCTTGGCCGTCACCCGCGGCTTCTTCACGGGCTGCTCGGCGGCGTTGCCGGGGAACAGCATCGGGTACTTCTCCTTGGCGGCGAGCACCTGGGCGTCCACCCCGGTGACGTTGCCGTTCTCGTCGACCTCGACGTCCTCCACTCGGATAAAGTCGGCGATCATCTGATCGACGGTGTCCTTCGGGGCGCCGGCGTCCAGGAGTTCGGCGCGGGCGGTGGTGCGCACGACCAGCGGCTTGTACTTGGACTCGATCTCCGCGGTGGCGGCCTCGCGGGCCTCGCGCTGCACGCGCTCGCTTTCGCCTTCGTTGGCGCGCTTGAGCTCGGCCAGCTCCTGCTCCTTCTCGCGGAGCTTCTTCTTGGCGTCCTGGCGTTCGGTGATGACCTTGGTCAGCTCGCGCCGGTCGACCAGCTCGGGCTTCTTGGCCTTGGCCGCGACCTTGCCCTCCTCCTTCTCCTCTTTGGTGCCCTCCTCCTCGGTGGTCTCCTCGGTCTCCTCGGCGGCGGCCGCGGTCACCTCCTGGCCCTCCTCGGTGGTGGTCTCCTCCTCGGTCTCGTCGGTGACCTCGGTGGTCTCTTCGGTCTCGGCCTTGCTCATGGGTCCCCCTGTGTGATCGGTGATGGGTGAAGATGGTGGTCGGGCCTGGTGCTACACGGGCACCTCCCGACCCAGCGGGAACTCCCCTGCGGCCAGGGCGCGCAGCGCGTAGCGGCGCACGGTGATCGGCATGTCCAGCTCGGAGGAGGCCAGCAGCCGCTCGGCCGCGCGCAGCCGGGCCGCCTCCGACTCGCTGGGCAGCGACCACCCGCGCAGGATGGAGCGTTGGGCCTCGCGGCGCAGCGCGGCCGCCGCGTCCTCAGACGCCACACCCCCGTACCAAGGGGCGGTGCGGCACCGGCACCGCGGGTGGCGGGGCGGGCGCCCGGCGAACCCGCCCCAGGCGATGGGCCGGTCCCCCCAGGTGCGGGCACCGTCGAACTGTCCGCCGATGTCGATGACCTGCCCCGTCAGCGCCGTGCACCCCAGGCACCCGTTGCGCTCGGACACCCACATCAGCCCGGGGGCGCCCGTTGCCCGGGCCACGTAGTCCGCGCCGGCGCTGGCGGCCTGGTTGACGGCGGTGGCGGCTTGGGCCTGCAGGGCGATGTGGGCCTGGCGGATCGCCTCGCGCGGGTCCCACCCCTGCTCGGCGATGCGGTTGACGGCCACATCCAGGGTGATGTGCGTCTGGACCTCGGGTGAGACGGCCCGCCCCAGGAGCTGCCGCAGGATCCGTGCGGGGGTGCGCGGTGACGGCGGCCGCCGGTCCGAGAGCAGACGGGCCGCCTCGGCTGCCAGCGCCACCCCCACACCGATGGCCGCGGCGGCGGCCTCGCGGATCACGGCCAGGACCGGCTCGGCCAGCGACCGCAGCGCCTGGACGGTGTACCCGAGCGCGGCGGTCGCGGCCTGGACAGCGGTGTCCACACCAGCGGAGGCGTACACCTCCCACTGGATGAGGGCTCCCGCCGCGGCGGCGTCGATGAGCTGGTCAGCCAGAGGCACCGGCGCCACCCCCCGCACGGCGCTGCACGGCGGCGCGCACCTCGCGCTCGATCTCGGCGAAGCTGACCTCGCGCAGGGGCCGGCCCGCGGCTGCGGTGCGCACGCCCTCCTTCACGGCCTCGCGGGACTCCACACGGGTCAGGCCGCAGGAGTCGAGCACGGGGCGCAGCCGGTGTGCGGACCAGCGGGCCCGGATCATCAGGATGATCATGTGCAGCATCAGCGCCTCCCCTGCAGCAGGTCGATCTGGCGCTTCCACTTGCCCGTGGGCTCCCAGTCGGCGCCACGCACCCGCGCCACCAGGTCGAGCAGGGGCCGGGTGTCGCCGGTGTCCCGGTAGGTGTCCAGGGCCGGGTGCATCCCGTCGCGCAGCTCGGCGAACTGCTCAGGCCTGGCGTCCGGGGTGGGCGGCGGGAACGCGAACCCGGACAGGTCCATGCCGGGCCCGTCGGGGTTGTCGACCGTGTACCCCCAGGAGGTGACCTCGGAGTCGGTGTAGCCCGCTTCCAACAGGGTCTGACGGACCGGCACACCGGCCTCCTGCTGGGCGCGGACGGCCTCCCACCCCTCCTTGCCGGCGACGACCTGGGAGGGCATCCACCGCACGGTCACGATTGCGTCGATGTCCAGCAGCTTCAGCGCGAACTGGCCGGCCTCGCGCCACGTCGCGGCGAAGCTGCGCTGCCTCGCGTTGATCTTCGCCAGGAGCGGCTCCTTGTCCTGGCGCTGGGACTCCCCTGACGCCCGGGTGGACACCCCGCCCTGGGTGAGACGGAAGTGGGAGATGGGGGTTCTCGTGGTAGCGCCCATGAAGTCCTGGACCAGGCCGATGGGCTTGAGGAACTGGTCGACGTCAGCCGACTCGAACTGGCCCACGGACTTCAGGAAGCGCAGCAGCCACATCCGCCCGGACCCGGCGATCACCTGGGAGTTGGCCTGCTCGGGGGAGACGTCCTCATCACCCAGGTCGTCGCCGTCATCGGTGGTCGCGGTGGGGTCCACGAGCCCGTACCGCTGCGGGAACGCCGCGAAGTCGCTGGTGGACATCATGTTGCGGATGAGCTTGGTGAGCATGTCCTGGGACCCGTAGGCAGGCCTGTGCTCCGGGCGTCCGTAGGGCCTCGAAGTCCTGAAATGGAAGAAGGGCAGGCCCTCGAACACCCAGGGAAAGACGATGACGCCATCGGCGTCGGTGTGCTCGTCGACGTAGGGCTCGAACTCTGAGGCCTTGTTCCCCTTCTTGCGCTTCGCGGAGATGAGCTTGCGCATGTGGCCCGGGGTGCCCGGGTAGTACAAGTTGACGCGGATGCGCTCGTCCTTGCCGGTGCCCTCACTCCACTGCTTGATGACCAGCCGCTTCTTGCGGGGGTTCTCCGACTCGTACAGGATGCGCACCGACTGCGGCGAGTTGTAGAACGCGTCGAGCCCTACGACCCTGCCGTCCTCCATCTGCGGCCACACGAACAGGTATGCGTCGCCCTGCGCGACGCCCTTCTCGTGGATCTCAGGGGCCTCGATGTCCAATTCGTTGTGGTGCCAGAACACCTCGTTGAGCACCCTGGTGGCCTCACCCTCCCGCCCGCCGTCGTCGGCGTTGGGGCCCTCCTCCCCCGCTTCGGTGTCCTCGGCCTCCTCCTCGGAGGGCGGGGCGGGCGCGGCGGTGAGCGAGCCGATCTCCAGGCGCTCGGTGACAGCCGTGACCGCCGCGGAGGCGAGGTTGACCTGGAAGTCGTTGGTGGAGCCCTTGAACAGCCACCGGGTGATCGGCGAGAGGAACTTCTCGGACTCGGTGCCCCCGTAGTAGCGTTCGGCCTTCTCGTACTCCGGTTGGGCGTCGCCGAGTTCGGTCAGGGCGTCGGCGAGGTCGGCCTCCCAGTCCGGCTCCACGATCGTCGGCGCCTCGGCGACGGTCTCGGTCATCGGAGGGCCTCCGTCCTGGTGATCTGGCGCAGGCTGCGCACGGCGCGCTGCTGGGCCTGGCCGGCGCGGTTGAGGTGGGCGGGGTCGCCGTTGGAGAGGTAGCCGGTCAGGTGGGCCATGGCCTGGGTGGTGGCCTGCTCGGAGTCGGCGGCCGCGGCCAGGAGCTGGTCGACCCCCAGGGCCAGGGACGTGGGGGGCTCGGGGGTGTAGCCGTAGCGGGCCCGGTCCGCGGTGAGGCTGGCGGCGATGGCGGCGAGGGCGATGTGCACCCAGTTGTCGGCCTCCACCGCGGTGTCGGGGATGCGTGCGCTGGAGGCGGTGTAGCGGCCGCGGCCGCTCTCGGGCCGGGTGGGTATGCCGCCGGGGCACTCCCAGTCCACCGACCAGTGCGAGGTGCGGCGGCGTCCCCGCTTGCGCCCCCGCGTGACTCGCTCCAGCTGGAGCTCCACCGGGTGGTCGTCGCCGTGGGGCATGCGCAGCGTCGCCTGGACGGGGTCGCCGACCTGCTCGTAGGAGTAGCGGCGCTCCCCGAGGAGGATGTCGGCCAGGTTGTAGCGCACGGCCCCGTCGCGCCACCGTGGGGTGGTGGCGGACCAGCTGTCGCGGGGGGCCCACAGCTGCCAGTGCACGCGCCCGTCGTGGGCGTTGATACCGGTCACCTTGGACTCGTAGCCGGTCGGGTTCAACCGGCGCTGGAGCCAGGTGCCCAGGTACTCGGTGTGCAGGTACAGCCCGATCAAGCGGCCCAGGTGGGCGTGGGCAGCGAGAGTGTGGTCGCTGCCGGAGTTGCCGACCTTGACCTCGATGCTGGGGCCGGGGACGCCGGCGCCGATGACGAGCTGCCCGCCGAACGTCCACGTCGGCCGGGCGGGCCAGGCGCCGGGGCTGGTGTGCGGGGCGTCGTGGCGGAGCGGCTTGGTCGCGGTGATCCGCTCGTCCCAGGGGCGCTGACCGTCGAACGGCCCCGTGTACCTGGCGCCGATGTCCCAGCGTTCGGGGTCGAGTCGGCCCTGCGGGCATGGGCGGATGCCGCACCGGTCGCAGCACACCCATCGGGCAGCGTGCGTTCCGGGCGGGTTGGGGCCGTGGCCGTCCACCACGGGCCGGTGACCGAACACCCGGCAGGTCAGGATCGGGCGGGGCAGGTCGGAGACCCAGAACGAGCGGTTGACCAGGCCGCCCTCCCTGGCTCGGTGGTCGGTGGAATGGGCGTACATCAGCGGCTCCCCGCGTAGTCGACCGACTGCGCGCCGGCCTTCTTCTTGGTGGTGGACAGGGCGGCGTCGGCGAGGGCGATGGCGTCGATGACGTCGTCGTTGGTGACGGCCGGGTAGGCGTACATCTGTTCTTCGGCGTCGGGGATGTGGCGGTCGTGGACGCATCTGCCGAGCTGGTACCGGTTGAGCAGCCCAGCGAAGCGGACCTCCTTGGAGCGGGAGGTGTGGCGGAGCACGACACGCACGGGCAGGTCGCGCAGGGCGAGCTTCCACAAGTCCTTGCCCTGGTTGTCCTCGACCCGGATGACGCTGATCTGGGGAAACTCCTCCAAGATGCGGAGGATGAGGCGGCGCATCGGCTCGCCGTGGGCGACCTTGACCCCGCGGGCGTAGTGCACGACGGTGCGCTTGCCCGAGCGCGACACGACGGCGAACCCCGTGAAGTCCGAGGAGTCCTTGGACGTGACCGCCGGGTCGATGGAGAGGATGGTGCGCTGGGTGACCAGGCCGGTGACGATCTGGATGTCGCCGTCGTCCCACCAGGTGCCGTCGCTGCTGCGGGGTTTGTTGAGGAAGTTCTTGGCGTAGCTGGTGGTGTGCTGGCGGGACTTGAGCCAGTCCAGGGGCCACTTCGCCGGCCACAGCGACCGCTCGCTGCCGTCCGGGTTGGTGAGGATGGGCAGGTAGTGGTGGACGCGGAAGCCCTCGTCGGTGATCCACTGCTGAGGGTTCTCGTGGTGGCGCACCAGCTGGTGGATGATCGACCCGACCCGCACCACCGTGCCGACGAGCACGACCCTCGCGTAGATGTTCATGGGCAGGATCGCGTCGGTGATGGTCTTGCGGCGCTTGGCGATGCCGGCCTCGGAGTAGCGGGCCTCGTCCGGCTCGACGTCATCGAGTAGGAGGAGGTCGGGGCGCATGTGGCCGACCTTGAGCCCGAGCACGCGGGAGTCGACGCCGCGGGCGGCGAACACGAACCCGTTCTGGGCCTGGTACATGTCCTGGCGGTCTGCGGAGGTGGCGCCGCGGCCGCGCACCAGCGGCTTGCACAGGTCCGGGTAGTCCGTCCTGAGCTTCTCGTTGGTCTCCAGTTCGTGGCGGAAGGTGGCCAGGTGCAGCTCAGCCTGGGTGCTGCTGTCGGCGAAGGCCGCGATGAAGCGCAGGTGGCCGTGCGCGGCGGCCCAGAGCGGCAGGAAGGTGAACAACCACGTGCTCTTCGCGGCATCACGCGGGGCGACGAACACGTCCCGCTCCGTGCCGGGCTCGGTGGGCGGCTCCATCCACGCCTTGGCCTTCTCGGCCAGGTCACGGTGGAACTCCGACAGGGTGATCTGACCGTTCGTGCGCATGTGGTGGGTCAAGTACAACAACGCGAAGCGCAGCGGGTCGGACCGCGTGATCCGACGCCGGATCTCCGCGGCCGTGGCGGGGTCGCGCTCGGGGTGAGCGAGCAGGTCCCGGACCCTGGGGTGCATCAGTCGGTGCCCGCGGTCAGGTAGGCGACCAGGTCCGGGTTGTCGCGCAGCGCCGCCAGGAGGGGCCCGGACATCGAGGAGACGGTGCGCTCCTCCACGTCCGCCACCCCCGCCTTGGCGTCGGAGTCGGGGTTGACGCCGCACACCCGCAGGCACTGGTGCAGGATCTCGTGGAGGAGGGTCTCGGCCTGGTAGTCGGGGACGTTGTCCTCGCGCAGCACGATGCGCTGGCGGTGGTGCTCGCTGAACCCGGAGAGGGTGGTCTTCTCCTCGTTGCTGGTCTTGTCCACCTCGGCGTCGGAAACGGTGACGGTGTAGGCCAGGTGGCCGATGCGCAGCCGGGCGGGGATGGTCGGCCGAGCGCGGGTGGTGGTGCGCACGCGAGCGCGGGCGGCCGCGTGTTGGGCGGCGAAGGCGGCGACGAGGTCGTCGGTCTGGGCGGCGGTCGGGCCGACGTGGACGGTGGTGTCACCGTTGGAGCGAGCACCGTAGTCCGGGACGACCTTGGACGAATCAGCGTCCTGTCTGGTGTTTCCGGGGATGCTTGTGGTGGATTGCTCCATGAGGGCTCCGTTTCTCTGGTGTTCCCACGGGCGGGAATCACTGATTCGTTCGTTGACGAGTTCGAGCATGCGGCGGCGCCCGTGCTCGCAGTCCTGGTCGTGGTCCTGGGCCCGGCCGTCCTCGTGGGCGCGCAGGTTTGCCGCGCAGCACGCCACCCGGAAGTGTCGGCCGTGGCGGCGCCCGTAGAGGGTGGGGCCCAGCTCGGCCAACTCCTCCTCGGGGCGGCCCAGGAGGTCAGCGACCTCGGGCACCGAGTAGCGCCTGATCGCCTCGGGGACCGCCATGAACCGCATCAGGGCGTCACTGGGCTCGGTCTGGAGGGCGGTCTTGGCCCGAACGGCAGCCTCACGCTCCTGGGCGGCGCGCGCCGCGCTCCCGAACACGGGCAGGGGCCGGCACGGCAGCCGCACACCGAAGGGCGCGGCTGCGGGGTCAGTGCTCATCACGGGCGCCTTCCGGGGCGGGGGTGACGTTGATGGCGTGGACGGTGTCGCCGTTGAAGACCACCACCGGGATGCCGCTGGGGATCGCCTCACGCAGGCCCCAGCACAGGCCCTCGACGATGTCCGGGTCCAGGCCCGCGACCGTGCGCACAGTGAGCAGGTCCCCGGGCCCGAGCATCTCGGCTCGGGCCAGGGCCTCCAGGGCGGGCCGGCGGATGGTCGAGGGGGTGTCCTCGGGCGCCCACGCCGGGTCGTAGTCGGGGTGTTCGGCCCAGATCGCGGCCACGTGCCGCACGGTCGGGCACGGGTAGGCGACCGCCGAGCAGGCGCCCATGACGGGCCACCCCCACCCGCCGATGACGCAGGTGGCGCAGTCGCCGTCGTTGGTGTCGGCGTGGGCGGCCACGACCGCGCGCAGAGCGGCGACGGCCCGCATCTCCTGCGGGGTCTGCGCGCTGGCGTGCCACCGCTCCAGCAGGGCCTGCACGAAGGCGTCGAGGGGTTCGGCGGTGCGGCTCACCGGGCACCCCCGGCGGCTACTCCGGGTCCGGTTCGTCCTTCGGGCATGGGTCTCCCCCGTCGTCCTGATGGGTCGCGGAGTCCTCCTCCAGCAGCGCCAGCACCTCGTCATCGACGTAGGTGTGGGAGGTGACGGTGGACTCCAGCCGGGTGGGGGCATCCCAGCCATTCAGGGCGGCGCGCCGTTGGGCGACACGAAGGAGTTGGTTGCCGGCGGCCAGGCGCAGCTCGCCGTCCTTCAGGGGTAGGGGGTTGCCGTCGTCGTCGGTGGCCACGGCGTTGACCATGGCCCAGGCGCGGCGTTCGATGGCGTCGAGCTTGAGGGATTCCACCGCGCGGGCCTCGGCCGCGGCGGGTTCGATGATCGCCGCCACCGCCCGCTCGTAGGCCTTGCGTGCACCGGAGGCGTCGGAGAAGCCGACCTGATCGGCGATCTCAGCGAAGGTGAACTGCTGGGCGCGCAGCTCGGCCACACGGGCGTCGCGTTCGACGGTGTCGAGGGTGCGGGTGAAGTGGCCGCGGTGGTCGCGCGCCGGCGATTTGTCCACGGTCATGGTGTGTCCCCCGTCTCCTCGTTGTGGCCCGTCCGGTCCGGCCCCTGGTGTGCGGCTATCCGGCCACGTCACGAGGGGTGAGGTGGCCTCATGATAGCCAGAGTGCACGGTGTCCACGGTTTCCCATAGCTGGTGTGCATCGTTACGTCGGGCGCTGTCCTGGTGGGCGTCTAGCCTGTCTGTCCGGCCCGGTCGGGTCGTGGGTCAGGGATGCGTGGAGGGGCTGTGGGCGGAGTGCTCGCGTGGGTGAGCGACGTGGTGGTGGCTGTGTGGGGGTGGCTGGGGGCGACGTTCGCGTGGTCGGATGCCCTGGTGTCCGTCGTGGGTGTGGCGTCGGTGACGGTGGGGTCGATCGCGATCGGCCAAGCCCGGAAGTCGCGGGGGGTCGCGCGGGGAGCGAACACGCTCTCGAAGAAGTCGACTGAGATCGCTGAGGGCGCGAAGGCAGCGGCGGACAAAGCGAACGAGATCGCTGAGCGGATGGAAGCGCTCGCTCGGGAGGCGAACGAGTTCTCCAAGCGCGCGCTCACCACCGGCGAGGGCGCGAAGGAAGCCGCGGTGGAGGCGAACGGGATCGCTCGTGCTGCGAACACGCTCGCTCAGGAAGCCAATGACCTGTTCAAGCAGCAGGATGAGCGATCGACCGAGCGGCACGACGTGCGCTGGGAGGGCGAGTTCGTGGAACCGGGTGTGTACCGGTTGACGAACAAGGGCGATCACACCGCTCACAAGGTGGTGGCCACGGTTGCCTACGAGTCAGATGAGCGACAGGTTGAGGCGGACGAGGTGCCCGGTCGGGGGTTCTTGGACTTCGAGTTGCCCGCGGCGAAGCAGGAGTACCTGGATCGGCGGGCTCAGATCCAGGAGTTGGAGGCGGAAAAGCGCAGGCGGGTGCGGGACAGCGCGGCGGTCTCCCATGACCGGATTCTGGGCCCGATCGCGCACCAAGACACCGCACACGAGAACTGGATGGATGACCTGCACATCAGCCGGATTCAGGCGACGATGGACTCGGTAAGCGAGAACGTGCACTGGGAAACCGAGCGGAGCGCCCCGCGAGTGCACAAGGAGTCCCGGTCGTGTGCGCACTTGGGTGCGGAGCTGTAGACGTAGAGGTGCCACCCAGCAGGACGGACGCTGGGTGGCACCGGTTCGGGGCTCAGGCTTCGCTCATGGTGTCGAGCCAGCCCACCGCCTCGTCTGGGTCGGTGAAGGTCTTGCTCTGTCGGCGGCCGTCCAGGGTGATGTGGGCGCGCCACCGCTCGCCGCGCTTCTCCAGCCACCCCGCCTTGGGTGCTCGGGCGGGCCGGGAACGGGTGGTGTCCGGCCGGGCGGAGGGTCGCGGGGCCCGGACTGCCTGGGCCGGGTCGGGGGCCTGGAAGAGGCGCTGGTGGTCCATGTGTCCTCCGTGAGTGGTCAGGTGAGGGCCGGGGTGTGCCCCATGCGCTGTGCCACCACGTCCGATGTGGCTTCCGCACGGATCAGGGTGGCCCTGTAGGTGAGGCGAAGGGTGGCCGGCCCCGCTCGCAGGCCGGCGTGCTGGGCGGTGCGCCGGACGATGCCCGCCACCGTGAGCGCGAGCATCCTCTCCCCCGACTGGGTGGCGAACAGGGGGCAGACGGTCCGTGACGCGGGCCCGCGTTCGTCCAGGACGGCGGCGAGGTCGGCGAGCGTGGCGGCGTCGGTGACCGGCACGACCCGGGCTTGCGTCTTGCCCGCGGGGACGCACACGGCCCTGTCGGCCTGGCGAACGTGGTCGGTGTTCAGTGCGACGAGTTCGCTGACGCGCAGCCCGGCGTGAAGGAGCAGGCGGCACAGGGCGCGGTCCCGGGCGTTGGGAATGCGCGCGACGGCGTTCAGAAAGCGGCCCGTCTCCTCAGGCGTGAGTGCTGTGGCTTGCGGGAGAGCGTGGCTCGTGGCCATGGGGTCATCCGTTCTGGTCGGGGTCGTGGCCCAGGGCCTGGGCTTCGACATCGCCGATGGTCCCTTCGGCCATGCGCACGAGCATGTCTCGGCGCTCCTCGGGGTCCAGGCCGATGAGTTCGGCGATGCCTTCCAGGGGTGCGGTCGCGCCTTTGCTCAGGGGCCCGTCGGGGGTCTGGAACTGGTACTCGATGCGCATGGTGGTACCGCGGTCGAGGATGCGGGTGATGCGCGGGTCCTCGGAGTGCAGTTCGACGCCGTCGGGCATGCCTCCGTAGGGCTCGGCGAGCCGGCCGAACCCGGCCCGCACGAGGTCGAAGTGCTCCTGGGCGCGTAGGAGATGAGCGTTCATGCGGTCGATGGTGCCGGCCGGGAAGGGCTCGTCGGATGGGCGGTCCGCGGCGGCGACGTCCAGCTCGATCATCATCTGCGCGGCGGCCCGTGCAGCGGCGCACGCCCCACCGATGACCAGGGCCGTCCCCTCTCCCGTGCGCAGGGCCGCGGCCTTGCCGGTGAGTTCCAGGCGTGCGCTCAGGGTCCGATGGATGTCGGCGGGGCCTGGCACCGCGTCGCTCGTGGGGTAGTTCGTGCGGGCGTAGACGTCAGCCAGGATGTCCATGCCCTGGGTGGGGATGGTGCTGGCCCAGTAGTCGCACATGGCCATGAGGTAGCCGAGCGCGGCGGCGGCTTCGGCGTTGGCGGTGGCGCCGGTTGGGTTCTCGGTGAGGGGGAAGTCGATGTCGGGGTCCAGGGCCTGGATGGCGGTGTGGAGCCGTCGGGCGAGTTCTTCGGGGCCGTTGGGGTCGCTCACGGGGGCCTCCGGGGTTGCGCGCGGGTGTTGTTCCTGGTGAGACGTGTGAGTCTAGGGCGGGGTTGTCGAGCTGGTCACGGCTTCACGGGAAGTTGTTCCTGGTCGCCGCCAGGGTCGGGTGAGGGCTGGAGCTCGGCGAGGCGCGGGTGGAGCTTGGCGTACTGAGCGGGGGTTGCCACGCCCCACAGCAGCGAGTCGCCCACGCCGACCACCGGGCGCAGTGTCGGCGGGAGAGCCCGCAGCGTCAGCGTGGGGAGCACCCCGGCCTGGCGCAGCAGGTGGCCGACGAACACGAGCATGCGCAGGCGGGCGACCGCGGCGGTGAGCGGGTCGATCTCCATGCCGTGCACCCCGGCCAGGATCCGGCGGGCCGCCTCGCCCGGGTCGAGCACCGGGTAGCCGTCGACCCGGGGACCGCCCTTGCCCTGGCGAGGCGCCAGCGACCCGGTGGTGTACAGCTCCCACAGGTAGTCGACTTTGCGGATGAGGACGTGGCCGGTGCCGCAGGCGGGGTCGACGGTGCGCAGCACCGGCTCGCGGAACTCGGCGGCCGCGGGGATGAGGGTGCGGTCGATGAGGAAGTCCGCGACCCACCACGGGGTCTGGGCGAACGCGAACGCCTTGCGGCGCTCGGCGGACAGGGCCTGCAGGAGGTCGCCGGCCATCCACCCGCTGATGGAGGACGGCCCGGTGTCGGGGTCGGGCCAGGACAGGCAGGGCGCGTCGACGCGCCACCACTCGATCAGGTCGGCGCACACCGCATCGGAGGGGCGGCCGTCGGCGAGGTGGGAGTAGCGGGCGTCCCCCAGGCACTGGGTGGCCGGGTGCACGATCAGGCATCCGTAGGCGGCCTCCAGGTGCTCGCGCGGGGACAGGCCCAGCTCGCGGACGGTGTCGGCGCCGCGCTTGTCCCACCACGGGGCGATGAGCTGGTGGTCGGCGGCCCAGGCCACCAGCACCGAGTAATAGACCCAGGACACCGCGCACGGGCGTAGGCGGGCCTGGTCGCTCGTGCTCAGCCGGGCTCCGGTGTCCCGCTCGGCCTGGGCGACCAGGTCGTTCTCGAAGGCGTCCACGTGTCGGACCAGCGCCTTGATGAGCGGGCGGGTGAACGTGGTGTCGTCCACCGGGTTCCCCCTGGTGCGGGTCACGGTGCCCCCTCGTCGGTGATGGTCATCTGCCCGGCCGCCACGCGCGGCGCGCCGGGGGAACGTCTGCTGCCCGTGCACAGCTGGCAGTCGGCCGGGGCGTCGTCGGGGTGCAGACGGGTGGGGTCCAGCGCGAACCCGGTGTGACAGGCCGGCGCAGGCACTTGGACTCCCCCGATCCACACGACCAGCTCGCATTCGTGCACGGTGGTGGAGCTGCCGATGCGCAGCCGCTTTCCGTTGAACCGGGCGCGGAGGTCGGCGGCCAGGGCTTCGATGTTCATCCGGTACCGCCGGAGGTCGTGCGGGCGCGGGTCATCGGTGCCCTGCCAGGAGCTGACGCCAGCGCCCCCACCACGTCTGCGGGCGGGGCATCGCGACGGTCCGCACCGCGGGGGCCGCGGGGGCCGCGGTGCGG